CGATTCAGACAGGGCGGTCTGATCGGACACCCTGAAGACTATATCGACGAGAAGGTCGAGCAACGTAAAAGGAATTATTACTAATGGCAATTAGAGCATTAAGAGCATTACAACAATACATACTGAGAGAGGTTTTAAAAGATGAACCTAAAGGTGTTATGCAAACTTTACCTAATAAAGATCTTTTAGAATTAAGTGTTCAAGTCCTAGCACAACGTTTAATGCAAGGTGGTATCGACCCAACCACTTTAAAAAACGCTAATCAAGTAGAGAATGCCATTAAGATAGTGGAGTCTAGACCAGCAGTTCAAGAAGGAATTACAGCTACAAAATCTGCAAAAGTATTTGACCTTAAAGGTAAAGAAATAAAAGATACCAGAAACATTATGGGCGGTGAAGAATTAAAAGAAACAGATGAAGCTATTAAAGCAAAATTAGACAAAGGCAACAAAGAGGGTATCGCTAGAATAAGAGAAAGACAAAAAATGTTAGATGACGCGATCGACAATCAATCACCATCTCTTTCTGGAGACACGAGAACTGATGCAGTTTTGGTTGCAGAGGATCTAGCAGAACGTATGGGATTAGTTTATGATGACCTTCCAATAAGAGAACAAACAAAACTTTACGATCAAGCGTATCAAGGTTTATCAAAAATGAGATTTGAGGCGCGTCAGACACCAAAAGGTGCGCCACCAAAAATACCATCAAAAAAAGACGCTGACAGTCAGGAATCTAGTTATGATGATGGACCAGCAGATTTTGATCCAGATGCAGATAACGAAACATTTGCACAAGGTGGACGTGCAGGGTTTAGTAATGGTGGAATCGATGTTTTAAAAATAGAGGATGAAGCTTTGCAAAGAGCGCTAAAAGCTTTTAAATATTATCAACGTATGGATGGTAAGAAAAATTTTAGAGATTATTTAAGACAAGCCGGAGAGCGAGGTGATCAGTTTAGAGCAGAGGGTGGTCGTATTGGTTTTAAAGATGGTATGACTAGAAGAACGTTCTTAAAATTACTTGGTGGTATGGCAGCTGTGCCTATCGTTGGTAAGTTTTTTAAATTAGCTAAGGTAGGTAAGACTATAAAAGAAGTGCCTATGATCAAGACCGATGATGTCGCTGGTAAACCAGAATGGTTTGATGCATTGGTTAACAAGGTTATCACAGAGGGTGATGATGTCACTAAAAGATTTGCAACAGGTGAGAGACAAACTATTCACCAGAAAAAACTTGATGATGGCTCCGTTGTCCGGGTTACAGAGGACGTGGACGATGGTGCTGTGAGAGTCGAGTATGAGAGTGATAAGAATGTTTTTGAGGATCCGGTTCAATTACAATATAGAAAACCTAAACCTGATGAGGGTGATCCAAGACCAACAGCAGAGTTTACTACAGCAGAGTCAGGTCCGGTTGGCAGACGATCAGGTCCTGATGATTTTGACATAGAGGTCGATGAGGTTGGTGGCACAAGTATCAGGGATCTAGACTCAGACGTATCGAAACTAAAAGAGTATGCTACAGGTAAAAAACCTACCATGACAGAGATTCTTCAAAACAAAAAAAGAAGAGACAAAGCTAGAGCCATAACAGAAGGTGGCGATGAGATGATAGATGCGGTTACAAGAAGACAGGGTGACTACGATCCTCTTGCATCAGGCGGTATCGCTAGAATGTTAGGAGAGTAATGACTCCAAAAGAATATAGACAGATGATGGACTACCTGACTCGATCAGGTATTAAAGATCAGGTTAAGTTTGCATCAGATGTTGCAAAGCCAGTAGATAAATTTGAAGTT